GAGAATTCTTGCGGTATTTGCAGCATCAGGACTATCAGTCTTGGGAGCAGGAGCCGTAGTAGGAATTGACACAGTTCAGGCAGTTATGCTTGCAGGACTCTTAGGAGTAGCAACAGTTATTGAGAGACTGGCAAGGGCTTTTTTGGACGATGGAAGGCTATCATTAGCAGAAATAAATGATGCCTTTAAAACGGTAGATAAAAAGGCTAATTAGTCATTATCACCCATAGTTGACAGCCCTCTCTGGGCAATGGTATACTTGAGTATCACCTATCTGGAGAGGGCTTCTACCTGTGACTTGCATTGCCGTTGTAAAACATGAAGACAAGATTTATATGGCTGGAGATCGTGGAGCATCAGATGATGGAACTATTCTAGCACTTGAAGCACCAAAGGTTTGGAAGATAGGTCCATATTTAATTGGATACGCTGGTGCTATGGACGGAGAAAGAATCCGTTATAATTTTAAGCCATCTGCACCAACAATAAAAGATACCGACAGACACATGCAAACCAAATTTGTTAAAGAACTTAAAGAATTTTATAATGAATTTTGGGTAGACACATCTAAAGATGGAGATCTTGGACTACTCATTGCAGTTCGTGGACAAATCTATGAGCACAGTTCTGCTGACATGTCTTTATCTAAGTACACACTACCATACCTTGCCATGGGTTCGGGAGCAGAGTATGCATATGGTGTTCTGTATGCAACAGATAAACAAAAAAATGCAAGGAATAGAGTTATTCAAGCAGTAAATGCTGCTATCAAATTTAACCCATCTTGTATGGGACCAGTTGACGTAGTAAGTATTTAGGGAGTATATTTTAATATGAACGAAGAATTTGAAGAAATTTTAAAAGACATTCAAAATATTGAATCAGACTTTGATGAGTTTGAAATCTGGATGCAAAACGGTATTGAAAGAGGATGGATAACAGAGCCATTCTGCAATACTCACGATGGTGATCCATATATGACACCAGAAGAACAACAAGAATGGGAAGATGGAGGAGATCCTTGTCAGGTTGTCCTTAAAATTAAGGAATAAATGAAGAATAAATCAGTAATAGAAGATTCTGGATTCAATTATACGATCTGGCACGATTCAATAGATCCTAATTTTATTGAATTATGTTTTAAGTCTAGACTTCCAGCAAAATGGATTTCTTATGATAAAGTTAGAAATGGTAAATATAAAAATTCTTTAATAAAACCAATTAACGCATATGTCGAAAACCTTTATCCACGCCCAAAACTAATTTCAATTGAAGGAAATACTGTTACATTAAGACAAGGAAATCACGCAGAAATATATTTACAAACAAGAAAAGAAGGTTTGTACAATGTAGATAGACCCTGGATGAGACAGTATTATAAGACAAAGCCATTTGATATAATTCCAGATGGGTGTTTCTCAGACTCATTTAAATTTTATGTTCCTTGGTTTATTGATGAAAACATTAAGGTATCAATTAAGCAAGCAGAGAACTCCCCATTTTTTATATACGAAAAAGACTTTAACAGCAAAAAAATAGTAGATTACGTACCATTTGTAGAGCCAGAGTTTGTAAGTTTTCACTTTAAAAACAGTGGTAGCCATATTGTCTATGACGGATTTGGCAAAATTAAAAAACAGTCCCCAATGTTTGATATGGTTTTTGAGGCTGATGGTATAATGGTTAATGAAATTAGGGAGTTTTATGAGCAAAGTTAAGTTTTATCCACATGGTGCCCAGACAGGATCTTTTGCACCAAAGCCAGTTCCAGCAACAAAGAACATACCAGACTGGTACAAGCGCCAGCGTGGAGAGGTTGATGATCAAAAAGGAATTCCAGAGGGGAATGCAACTAGCACAATAAAAAGATGTATGCCAATATACGACTCTTTGGCTGCTGGATATATTTTAAGCATGCCAATGGATCTATATCTTGATGGAACCAATCCATTAAAACTTGAATGGAACATTCCAATACCTATGCATGGATTTAAAAGTGACCTAGTTGCCTCTCATGATAGAAGACAATACGATCAATACCCATACGATAGAAAAAAATATCATGACGATCTGCTAAGAATTATGCCATTCTGGTCTGTAGGAACTGACGAAGGCTATAGCACAATGTTCATGCATCCTTGGCATGCAGACACAACCCCCTTGCATGCTATTGGAGCAGTAGTTGATACTGATAGATTTATTTCAGATGGTCATTTTTCATTTCTTGTTGATAGAACCTTTAAAGGTGTTATTAAACAAGGAACCCCAATAGTTCAAGTCATTCCATTTAAAAGAGATTCTTATGAAATGGAAATTGTTGACAGTAAATCAGCAAGCATTAAAACAACACAACAAAGACTTAATGTTCGTAGTGTCTTTAAGTATGGGTATAAGACAAAGATGAGGGTTCAAAAGGACTACAAGTGAACGATAGTTTAAAAATAACTTTTACACCTGGATTTTTAAATTATGGTGAAAAGTTAACTCCTCCAGAGCCAGCAGTAAAACATATTCCAGAGTGGTATAAGTCACTAGCAAAACATGATAGTTGGAACACTGACGACAAACTAAACCCAGTTAATCATATTGGCACAGATGGTGCACAGGTTGCAACAAAAATGTGTATGCCATTTTTTGATTCTTTATCTGCTGGCTATCAGTACTTGCTAGAAGACGATTTACATATTGGTGTTGGAGTCGACGGAAAGCCAACATTGTCTTGGGATGGTCCAGTTATGTTAGTTGATGTGCGCCCAACAATAGATCTACCTTTGCCAAATAACTGCCATGCAGTTCATTTTGGTTGGAGAATGAACTGGTACTATGAAACACCGCCAGGATATTCCGTATTAATTACTCATCCATTAAATAGGACAGATCTTCCATTTCAGACCCTATCTGGAATTGTGGAGTCAGATATTTGGGGCCTTCCAGTTTTTACTGCATTTTTTTTACATAGAGATTTTGTAGGAACAATTAAAAAGGGAACTCCAATATTTCAAATGATTCCTTTTAAAAGAGAAAATTGGGAGATGGAAATTTTAGAAACTGAAGAAGAATTAGACAAGCATGAGTTAAAAGCAGAAAACAGAAGATCAATGTTATACGGATATTATAAAAAAACAGCATGGAGAAAAAAACTTTTTGGCAATAAGCATTCTGATATAAAAAATATAGAGCATGACGATGAATGATATTACAGTAATAATCTATTCATATAAAGGCAAGTTTTTAAAAGATACTATTGATTCTATACTTTATAAATCTACAAATAAAATTAATATAATTCTTTATGATCAAAACCCATTAGACAGAACAAATTATTTTAAAGAGTATGAATATCTTTCTTACAACTCAATCTGGTGGGATTTACAGAAGAGTCCTTGCTCCTATAAAAACAATTCAATAAATAGGTCCAACTCAGAATATACTTTAATGATTTGTGACAATATAAAACTCAAGCCTGGTTGGGACAAAGATCTTATAGATTTTGTAAAAGACAAAGACATTGTTGTTTCTGGACAAGACTTTAATAAGTTTTTCCACAAAGATAATTTCTATCTTGGTATAGATAAAGAATTATCTAATGATTTTTTAATTACACAAATATATGATAGGGATTTTGCATTTGGTAAAACTGAGATTTTTAAAAATTTAGACTACCCTACTTTTATTAAATATGATGGAGAAAATGAAATAGTAAGTGCGCTCCTTTACACATCGGGCATAGATATATATTCAATGCCAAGCCAGAGTTATTTAAAGTTATCGGATGACACTATCACATCCCTTTACTGTCCATTTTCAAAAACACATGGATATAACAGTTTTATTGATCTAATTAAAAATGGAAAATCAGAAAAAATAAATAACTTAAGAACGAATAAAACAATTAGTGATTTTTTAACTTTTCATAATATAGATAAAGATAGAATTAATAGGCTTCCATTCCCAAAGACTGACGTAGAGTATGATGGAAGACAGGTTTTCTCGGGTGTCAAAGGAGAAAGATTTATTGGCCGTGTAAAGAAAATAGTGTAATGGTATAATAAAGTATGGAGGAAAAATGCATAGAATAAAAATTATAGAAAATTTTATATCGCCAGAGGATGCTGAAATTTTAATAAGTCAGCAGAATGACCCATTTGCCATAAGAGATCCATATCCAGATTATTATGCAGACAGGTTTGGTGGAACGTCTTTGCCATACAACAAAACCGTTATGGATATTATGGTTAAATATGGAAACTTATCTAATGAGGTTCATAGGGAGCAAAATGGTTTTGTTAATCCTATATACGTATTCAAAGGTTTTGGATCTCACTGGATCAAAGGAACAAAAGGTGGACTACACATAGATGCACAAGGTCCTGAGCCATTCATTGAATTTAGTACTATCTTGTACCTAAATGAAGAACCAGATTACTCTGGAGGAAAAATATATTTTCCAAATCAAAATTTTGAATATCAACCTAAAAAATATTCAGCAGTATTTTTTCCAGGTGCTGGATCTGAATACATACACGGCATAACAACGGTTACAGAGGGTCATAGGTATACTGCTTTATTTATGCACACATCAATGCCAGAGCATGCAGATCCAGATTTTTTAGGTGAAGATAAAAGTCCACAATGGGAAGCAATGAGGTATCCACTTGCAAAACTTTGATTATGAAATACTAGATTTAGGTTTGGTTTACTATAAAAATATAGTTAAAGACCCAGAAAAATTAATAAAAATTATTGAGCAACTTGATAAAAAAATAACTCAAACTCCTCAATCTATTGAGGGCACATCAGCAAGACCATGGACACCTTGGCAATACAATAAAGGAAATGAAACACTACAGTTTTGTTTGCAAAAATTTATTCCACAGGTTTCTGATATAGGTCCAGATGATATTTATAGAGATGAACAACTAACTATTTCTTCAGAACTTTTTGGTGCATTAGAAAAAACTTTACTTCACTACTCTAGTGTTCTTTATCCATTTGCAGAAAAAAATATCAAATCAAGAGAAAGAACTATGCATTTGTTAAAATATGAGAATGATGGATATTTGCCAGCACATCAAGATCAAGGGGTTAGCACAAGAGTTTTATCTGTTTTGCTGTACCTAAATAACGACTACGAAGGCGGAGAAATAACTTTTCAGAATTCAAACATAACTCTAAAGCCTGATCCAGGGAGCATATTGTTTTTCCCATCAAATTTCTTGTATGTTCATGAAGTTGCTCCAATTACAAAGGGTCCAAGGTATGCTTTACCAAACTGGTACCACAATGTAACTCAAGAATCTTTTAGAAATTCAACAGGAGAAGAATGAAAAAAATAATTAAAAACATTAAATTCTTTATTTGGAAAATTAAAAATAGAAAAAAAATAAAGCCAAGAGGATTTACTTATTAAAATGAATAATAAAATAAATAACCCAGAAGAATACCCAAATGGAGAAAAATACGTAGTTAATTATTTGTTAAAAAACAAAGAAAAGGGTTTGCTATTTGCTACACACGGAACTAACAAAGGAGTCAAAGCACTAAGGCCAAAGATGCAAAACGACACCGCAATATATAGTTTAAATTCTGGATATTTTAGGTCAGACGAGTTTAACAAAAGAGACAGTGGTGGAAAAACAGTTCTTTTTGCTGGATGCTCTGTAATGTACGGAGAGGGCCATGACCTTGAGACATCTTTTGCGTACATACTTTATGAGCATTTATCAAAAAAAGAAAAACTGTCTGGATTTTTTAATATTGGCATAGGTGGCGCTACTGGATTTCAATGTATTACCTCTATTTTTGATTATATAGATATCTATGGCAACCCAGACTCAATAGTTTTGCTTTTGCCACCACTTGAAAGAGATATGGCGTATTTTCTTAGTTATGGTAAAGGGTTTTGGGAAACTCAGTATAGAGATTCTAGAGACCAAAAAGATGCAGAAGAAGATTACAAAAGACATGTTGTACTTTTTAATCATATATATAAAATGTTGTATTTATATTGCAAAACAAACAACATTACTTTAATAAGTTCTCATTGGGGAGAATATAAAGGTAAGGCAGTTAACATTTTTAAAAATTATCAATATACTTTTGAGCAAATGTTAGAAATTTTATATCCAGACACACATAAAAGACTAAACTATGAAATGATGCATGATGATATTTATAACTACATTCAATTAAATAAAAATATGGAAAATTTATTAGAAGCAAAAGATGGACAACATCAAGGAATTGCTTGGAACCATGCTGTTGCTAAACAAATAATAGAAATGTTTAAACTTTAATGATTATTCTTGGGATTAATGAAACTTCACACGATGCTTCTGTATCATTGATTCAGAATGGAAATATATTATTTTCAGGGCATGCTGAAAGATATAGCAAACAAAAAAATGATTGGTATGTCAATGATAGTTTAATAAAAGATGCTTTACAATATGGAAGACCAGATCATATAGCCTACTACGAAAAACCTCTTCTAAAGGCCTCTAGACTGGCTTTAAGGGGTGGTTCTGGAGAATGGAAGCCAAGGTTTGAACTTCCTGGGATTCCAAGAAAATCTTTTACTCATCACTATTCCCACGCAGCAGCAGGATATTATACGAGTGCATTTAATGATGCAGTCATTGTTGTTTTAGATGCTATAGGTGAATACAATACCTCCACAATCTGGGTAGGTGAAGGTGACAAGATTAAATTAAAATATAAGCAAAACTACCCAGTAAGTTTTGGGTTGTTCTACTCTGCATTTACACAACTAATTGGTCTTATGCCAAACCAAGAAGAATATATTATGATGGGTATGGCTGCTTACGGAGATTGGACAAAATATTATAAAAAAGTTGACGCATATTTTCCAAATTACGATGAGCAAAAATATAATTTTCATAAGGGAATTACTGATTGGGGATGGGTTTCAGAACAAGATAAATTTGATATCGCAGCAGCGGTACAAATGGTATATGAGCAAAGACTAAATCAATTTATGCGTATGGCAAAATCCCTAACTGGTAAAAATAATTTAGTATTCATGGGTGGGTGTGCTCTTAACTCTTCAGCAAATACATTACTATGGAATATTTTTGATATGATTTGGATAATGCCAAACCCTGGAGATGCTGGAAGTTCGCTTGGTGCAGCAGCAGCACTATATGGCAAACATCTTGAATGGAAAGATCCATACTTAGGTCACGATTTAGGCGGGGAATACCCAGTAAATTCAATAGTTGCTGGACTAATTAGAGATAAGATAGTAGCCGTAGCAAGCGGAAGAGCAGAATATGGTCCAAGAGCCCTGGGCAATAGAAGTATCTTGGCAGATCCTAGAGACCCAGATATTAAAGATAAGGTAAATCTAATTAAGCAGAGAGAACTTTTTAGGCCATTTGCTCCTGTTGTTATGGAAGAGTATGCAGGAAAGTGGTTTGATATGGATTTTGATTCTCCATACATGCAGTACACAGTTAAATGCTTACAGCCAGAAAAAATACCAGCAGTTGTACATGAAGATGGAACCTCAAGGGTTCAGACAGTAAACAAGCAGCAGCACCCAGGACTTTATGAAGTGCTGTCTAACTGGTACACAATTACTGGCGTTCCCATCCTATTGAACACTAGTCTAAATATTAAAGGTCAACCACTACTCAACGATGAGTCTGATATTTTAGACTGGGAAAAAGAATATAACTTTACAGTATGCAGGTAAGGTGCTATAATAGATAATATATAAAAGGAGGCCATCATGGCAGCAAAAGGATCAGTAGAAGCAATCATTGAGGTTGCAAAGAAAGAAGTAGGAACAATTGAAGGCCCTAAAGATAACGAAACAAAGTACGGTGCATGGATTAAGGTTAACTTTCAGCCATGGTGTCAGTCATTTGTTTCTTGGGCAGCATTTACTGCGGGAGTAAAATCATTCCCTAAGTCTGCATCAACAGTTCAAGCAGCAGACTGGTTCAAGAAGGCTGAGCGTTGGTCAGATGCTCGCAATGATGATCCACAAGCAGGAGACTGGATCTATTTTGATTTCCCAGAAGATGGCGTAAATCGTATTTCACATGTTGGTATTTGTATTAAGAACAACGGTGACGGAACTATTCAAGTTATTGAAGGAAATACTTCAGGAACTGCTAAGGGAGATCAGCGCAATGGCGGAATGTGTGTAGAGAAGACTCGTGGTTATGTAAAGAACAATAAAAAGAAGTTGGTTAACGCTGTAGTTGGTTGGGGTCGTCCAGTTTACGCTGGAGAAGAAAATGCTCCACTACTAAACAAGTTAGAAGCAACACCTGTTAAGACTACAACTGCAGATGCTGCAAAGAAAGCAGCAAAGCCATTAGTAAAAAAGTCTTCTGGTGGCGGAGGAAAGGGACCAGTGGCTCTATAATGGAATCAGCCAAAAGAACACTACTAAAGACAGCAAGTTGGGAAACTTTTCACCTTGTTGGTGTGGCTGGAGTTATTTATTTATTTACTGGTGAATGGGAGTATGCAAGTCTTGGTGCTCTTTTTTACATTGGTTGGGAAGCACTTGGATATTTCTTACATGAAAGAGTCTGGGCTAAATTTGGAAAGGGGATTAAATAATGCGTATTAAAATTATTAGGTTTGTTGTTAAAGCGCTTGGTTATGAATGGGGCGGAGATAAACTCAATGCGCCAATCTGGACAGTAAAAGCAAAAAAGAAGAACTAGCGCATGGCACTGTACGAATATGACTGCATGAGGTGTGCAAAAAGATATACCAAAGATCGTTCTATTAAAGAAGATGATCCTGGATATAAATGTGAGACTTGCAATAGTTCTTTAGTTCGTGTATACTCTAATGTAGGAGCAGTTTTCAACGGTAGTGGGTTTTATTCCACTGATAATCGAAGGGTATAATATGAAGACAATGATTGATGAAGAAGTAGAAATCAAGCAATGGACATTATCTCCTCTTAACAGATGTGATAAATGTGGTTCTGAGGCCCTTGTTCAGGTAACTGGACTTCTTGGAGATCTAATGTTTTGTGGGCACCATTATAACAAAATTATGGATAACCCCATTGGATATAAAAAAATGATGAAATTTGCAATAACTGTAATAGATGAACGATCAAAACTAGAGTAAAGGTTAAATATAAAATGAATAAAATTTCTGAAACATTTAATCTTTTGCTGCACAAAAAATATGATATTTCAGAGATTAAAAACCATATATTAAAGTATGATTCCGAGTGGGATCTTGATGTGTCCAGACAAAAAAATGTAATGCATAAAGAAACAAAATCTATTTTTTTATATAAGGCTGATTTGGGTTGGGATGGAAACTCTCCTTACCAAGTTTCTGAGATTTTGATTGATCTAGAATTAAAGGCTTTATTAAGTCCAATAATATCTGATTTTGAAAAAATTCATAATGGTAAAGTTGGACATGCATTAATTGTAAAACTATATCCTGAAAAATCAGTAGGCAAGCACCAAGATAATGGATACTATCTTTTGAACTCAAGAAGGCACCATCTTCCAATAGTTTCTGACGGACTTACAGAGTTTACAGTAAACAAAGAAACTGTCAGAATGCAAGAAGGAGAATGTTGGGAAATTAATAATGCAAAGTTTCACTCTGCAGAAAATAAAGGATCCCAAGAAAGAATACATTTTATTTTTGATATAGTCCCAAACGAGATAATAGAAAAGAGTAACAAATGATTATACAATTTATGGGCCTTCCAGGTTCTGGTAAAACAACCATTGCCGATGCCGTAAGAGACAGAACTAATGCCATACATTTAAATGCTGATCAGGTTCGTTCTGGTCTTAATAAAGACCTTGGGTTTGCTCCAGAAGATCGTGTAGAACAAGCACGAAGAATGGGAGAACTTGCAAGACTTCTTGAGCAAATTCAAGAAAAGCCAGTTCTTGTAGATTTTATTTGCCCTACAGAAGAGACACGTAAAGCCTTTGGAGAAGCAGATGTAGTTGTATGGGTTGACACAATCAAAGAAGGTCGCTTTGATGACACAAATAAACTATGGGAAGACCCAGAACATTATGATCATCGTATTGTGGTTACTGGTGATGAGCATGAAGATGCGATTGCAACAAGAGCAATAACCGTTGTAAGAAAATTTGGAATGTTTGACTGGAAAGAAAACACAGTCCTTTTACTTGGACGATACCAACCATGGCACGAAGGTCATCGTGCTCTTTTTGATGAGGCTGCTAAAAGAAATACTCAGGTCATGATCGGTGTCAGACATACATCTGGAATGACCGAAAAGGATCCTTTACATTTTGAGCAGGTTAAAAATTTTATTCAGAAAGACATTCCAACCGCAAATGTAATTAAAGTTCCCAACATTACCAATATTGTATACGGTAGAGATGTAGGATACAAGATTGAACAGGTAGATTTGGGGGCAGACATTCATGCTATTTCGGCTACTGAAAAACGCAAGCAAATGGGTCTTTAAACAAATGGAAAATGCTGGAAAGGCAATGAACGAAGCAGAAGAAAGACTTTTTGCTGAGGATAAAGATGAGAGTAACTAAACAAAGATCTGCAGCAAAAGCATTAAGTTGGAGATTTTTTGCTACAATTATTACATTTGTAGTAATTTGGGCAGTGACTGGTGAAGGTACTTTAGCATTTTCTATTGCTTCATTAGAAGCAGTAGTTAAAACTATAACCTATTATTGGCATGAAAGACTTTGGGATAAAACTAACTGGGGGAGAAAATAATGTATGAATACTATGTAAGAAAAGTAGAGAATGTCGTAGATGGAGATACCATTGATGTTCTTATTGATTTAGGGTTTGATATCTTGTTTGCATCTCGTGTAAGACTGGCTGGTATTGATACACCAGAATCTCGTACAAAGGATCTTGCAGAGAAGGCACTTGGCCTTGAAGCCAAGGAGTACCTAAAGAAGGCTCTAAAGGATGCTAAATCTGTTGTAATCAAGACTGAGAAAATGGATTCATCTGAAAAGTATGGTCGCATTTTAGGCTGGGTATATGTAGATGGAAATACCGTATCTCTTAATGACATGATGATCAATGATGGTTATGCCTGGGGATATCTTGGAGATACTAAGGTTAAAGATTTTGGAGCACTTGCTAAGGCAAGAAAAAAGTCTGGGAAATAAATATGGATGAGTTTGATATTGTAGATAACCTAATCCTAAATGGTGGCTTAGAATTTGCAGGGAAAGACCACGAAAGCGGAGAAGCATTATATAAAGCCACAGAAAGGCTTAAGGATATAGATCCTAACCTTAGTGAAGAATTGACTATATATTTTTCAGAAGTTACATTAAAACTTTGGGAAAAGGGTTTTATCGATATGAACATAACACAAAGGGATCCCTTAGTAAAGTTGGGACCGAAGGCTTATGATGTTGCTTCTATAAAGTCTTTAGATAAAGATGAAAGAATTATTCTTGAAGAGATAATTAAAACTCTTCATAAAAAAAACTGATATACTTAATTTGTGGAGTATTATGAATAATCTATATGGTGCTGTTGGTATAACGGTAACATTACTCTTGCTTTTTTATATTTATATGCTTAATAATAAATTAAAAAATAATAAACCTGCTATTGTCAGTCAGGCAATGCTTCACTATAGATATAGTAATGGAAAGACAAAATCAAGAAAATTAAAGGCTGGATCACAGTCAAGGGTCCATTACGACAAAACCAACGTAAAAGTTATTATTTTGGACAACAATGCTTATTGGATTAAAGATAACATATTTTATAAAGCCCCTCTAGTGGACAGGATGATTGATAAAGAGTCTGCAGAGCAAGTTGACACGATGGGTATGGATAAGATACAATTAGATAAGATGCTGTTCATAATGGATAAACTGAGAGAAGGAATGTCAAATGATAGTCGGAGTACAGGGGACCAATAGTTTTACAGACTATAACGTTTTTCTTAGAGCAATGGCTGTTGCGCTTTCAGAATTAAAAGATGAAGATAAAGATTTTATATTATATTCCGATGGTCCAAGTAATATAACAATGATGGCTATGGAATTTGCAAACCTGTCAGAGCGTGGAATGAAATTAAGAGGCAAGAAAATAAAATTAATTAAGGTTACTTCGGAATGGTTAAAAGAAAACTCAGATTCAATTGATCATTTTATTTTCTTATCAAAACCAAAAGAACCAGTTTCTTGGTTTATGAACAATGCAAAAAATAAAAATTTAAACGTCAACGTATATAACTTTTAAGGAAAATATGAAAATTAAATCATTACTAATATCGTTTTTTTTACTATTTCAATTTGCTCCAAGTTGTTCTGCCGTATATGGTGGAGAGTCTGCAAGTGGAAGTGTAAAGGTTGTTGGGTTTTTAGAAAACAAGGATAGCAATACTACTATCTGCTCTGGTGCACTAATCTCAAGTCGTATTGCCGTGTCTGTTGCACACTGTTTTTTAAATAGACCAAATATGTGGGCTTTAACTCCAGGAGAAAGTGTAAACGATGGTTCTAAAGTTTTCAAAGTTGAAAAGGTTGTATTTGTTCCAGGCTACAAGTGGTCTTGGAATCCAGAAACTCAGGACTTGGGTGGATTAAAAGACGATTTTGTTTTTGTTATCTTTGCAGAAGATGTTGTTGTAAATTATCATGTAGATATTGCAAACAAAGAAGATGTTAAAAACATTAAAGAAAACAAATCCCCCCTAGTCCTTTATGGTTACGGACTAACAAGTAACAGTAGTAAAAGTGGCAATCCTAGAAAAGTAAAAAGTTTGCCAAGATTAAAAAGTGTTTCTGGATCTGAGCAGTGGTCAAGTTATCCAGGTGAGGACAAAGTCCTTGGATTTACAGAAGAACTAAAGAATGCCATATGCTCTGGTGATTCTGGAGGTCCAGTATACAGCGGAGATAAGATTGTTGCTGTAATGAATACAGGGAACGGATGTGGTCCAACAGAAGTTGCTAATGGAGGAATGTCTACACTAATATATCAATATCTGTATTTGATATCTGACATATACAAACAGCCTTCTAAAATTACTTTAGATAATCTAGATACGGATTTGACATCATCTCTGTCCTATTCAAAAATAAATAATTTTTCAGATGCTCAAAATGACATAACATTTCGCAGCAATTTATTTTTAAGCCCTACGGTTGGCAATCGACCATACAAGTTGTACCTAGAAGGATTAGAAAAAAGCGTAAAGTTTTGGTCACCAATTTATAAAAATCCAGAATTTTCTATTGTTTTATTTACTGAAGAAGATTCCGAATGGGTTGATGCAATTCAAACAAGACTAATGGGTAAAAGTTTAATAAATCCAAGACAGCAACTACAAAGTTTTAGAATTAAGGAAAGTGGATGTAATGTAGGTGGATTTTATTATCCTTCAATTATTATGTTTTGTGTAAAAACTGAAAGTGAGTTGTCATCAAACAAAATTCACAAATACTCAGCACTACATGCATTCCCACATGAGTTTACTCACCTTGTGGCTATGTGGAGTCCAGAGGCATCAGTTTTTCCATATGGGACTAACCAAAGGTTGCTGCCTTGTTGGATTAACGAAGGCTTTGCTACATTTTTTGGTATTGCTCTTGGGGCATCTAATCAAGATCCGCTTGGATATAATCGATTAGAATTTTTTAATTCGCTTACGTATCCATATGATATGAAAAGAAATCAAGAAGTAGGAACTATAAAAAAACTCTTACTTAAGAATGATCCATCAGTTGTTATAAATCTTTTTAAGGAACTTGAGGTAACCATGGATACATGTTCAGAATCACAAAATGCCTATGTCCTGGGTGGTTTAGCAACTGAAGCAATAGTCGCAACTTATGGAGCAGAATCAATAATTAAATTTCAACAGGAGTTTGGAAAAACTGGTAACTGGAAGCCTGCATTTCAGAAAGTATTTGGAGTTAGTTCGGAAGAGTTTTACACAAAAATAACACCGTATCTTAGCAGCCAAGCAAAAAAGTTTGATAGGCCAACACCAACTCCAACGCCTGTTCCAACAGTAACAGCAGAACCAAGACCAGAACCGACACAACAATCTATACCTTTAACAAGGGAAACTCTTGTAGAAATTTTAGTTGTTAGTGTTGATAAAAAAATAAAAAAACAAACATCAATCACTTGTTATAAAAACAAGTCAACAAAAAAGGTAACAGGATTTAATCCAGTGTGCCCTAAAGGATGGACAAAAAAATGAAAATAGTTAAGTCGCTTGATCAAATAGAAAAAATAGTTTTGGCCAATAGGTCTCTATTTTGGAATGGTTGGGATGTAATAGAGATGATTAAGTCAGATAGTGCTTCGTCATCAAAGTTTGGAGCATTCAAAGATGGCTCCTGGTATATAAAAAAAACGTTTAGTCCTTCTCGCAATGGTTGGGAAATTCCAGACAAGTATGTGATCTAAATGAATAAATATGAATGGAAAGATGAGGCTTTATGCTTAGGCTATGACACAAATTTATTTTTTGATAAATATGAAGAAGATGAATTTTTAAGGCCAGCAATAGATAAGTTGTGCTCAGAATGCCCAGTTAGGAAAAATTGTTTTTCTGTTGGGATTACTGGTAAAGAGTGGGGAATTTGGGGCGGTATCTATTTGGAAGATGGAGTAATATCTAGAGAGTTTGCAAAACATAAGAATAAGAATGATTGGGGAACAACTTGGAAATCTTTAACATTGGAGTAATATGTATACGGATTCAATGAAAAGGGCTTTTAGATCTCTTACACCTCCCAAAAATTTTTCTTTACAGATTATTGACAATGATAATTTTTTAACAGTAAAGGCTAAAGAAAAAGATTTTATGTCTTTAGAAACAGTTGAACTTAAAAAACAGGCTATAGAATATATGATACGTGTAAAAAAGGCATTGGAAGATAATGGCGCTATAGTTTTACTAGTTCGTGAAGGTGGGAAAGAGATTTGAAAAATATAGTTGTAGTTGGTGGAGGTACAGCAGGATGGTTAACAGCCCTTGCTGCACAGAAAAGATATCCTGAGTGCTCAATCACTGTAATAGAGAGCAGAGAGATAGGAATTCTTGGAGCAGGAGAGGCATCGACCACATCTCTTATTGGATTTTTAGAATATTTAGATATAGCAATTGAAGATTTAATCAAAGAAACAAGATCAACAATAAAGGTAGCAATTAAGTTTAATAATTTTAATGAAGATGATGAAAGTTATTATCACGAGTTTGCTATTAATAGGCCTAACCCAAAAGCAAAAGAACTTTATTTAAAAAATAAACTAGGCAGTAGTTATCCCGTTCTGCATCTTTCTTGTATGTCAGAAAATTTGCCAGAAAAAGAATACAAATTAAGCGCCATGGCATTAGATTCAAACAATTTGCCATTTGTAAGTAAAAATGAAAATCCATCAAAAATATCAGACTTTGAAGTATATAACTTATACGGAATACATTTTGACGCAAGAGCCTTGGCTAAGTTTCTATCAGAAATTGCAATAGATCGTGGAGTGATTCACATAGATTCAATAGTAGATGAGTTTATTCAAGATAATGATGGAAACATAGAAAGTATCAAGTTGATCGATGGCTCCACAATCATGTCAGACTTTGTTTTTGATTGCACTGGGTTTGCTAGAATAATAAATAAAAAACTTTTTAATACAGAATGGGTAAGTTTTTCAAACAATTTACCAGCCAAAAGAGCAGTGCCATTTTTTCTTGATATTGATAAAGATGAAATGCCAGCATACACAGAGTCTACTGCCATGAACTATGGCTGGATGTGGAAAATTCCTTTACAGCATAGATATGGTTGTGGATATGTTTTTGATTCTAATTATATAACTGACGAACAAGCCATATTGGAGATTGAAGAAAAACTAGGGCATAAGATTGAATCTCCAAAAACATTTAGTTTTGAACCAGGGTACTACAAGACAATATGGAATAAAAATACTATAGCGGTAGGTCTTTCAGCAGGGTTTGTTGAACCTTTAGAGGCAACATCAATTATGCAGTCTGTAGAAACTCTTAGCCTTATTTTTAAAAATAACTATGATATATTTAATCCAAAGGGTTTAGTTGCAATACTTAATAAAAAATATGCTGAAGATTGTGAAGAAATTCGTGACTTTTTGTACTTGCACTATATGACAAACAAAACTAATACAGAATTTTGGGCTAATTTTACTAAAAATAATACGATGCCAGAAAGTCTCAAGACTACTCTTGAAACACTTAATGCTATAGAATATGGTGAACTAAGAAACCCTTACTTTAATAAAATAAATTATTATATTATTATGTATGGAAATAAAATATTAGATAAAGAGTTTTTAAAAGAAGTTAAAAGTATTTTTGAATCAGAAAAAAATACAATAAAAAAAATTAATAAAAATAAAAAAGATTTATCAAACAGTTTTGTTAATCATTCTGAATTTATTAAGAGGGTTGGTGGTTTTAATGAATAAAATAAAGGTTTTGCTTTCTGTTTTGTCAAAAATGAAAAACAGATCTTACTGGAATAAAGAAAATACTACTGAATTTTTTGCTTTTATGACAAAGATAGTTATTATTGTACCTGGTTTGTTATTTGGGATACAGTATTGGTGGCTATACATTTTTGCATTATTCTCTAGTCTAGCATTGATATGGACTTCAACGGTAAAAACACTACCAACAATTATAATATTTAATGTTATATGGACAACACTTGCTACAACTGCTATACTTAAGTATTGGATATAGAGAGAGTTGAGAAAAGTATGACTAAACTAATAGTAATAGCATTTATATTTTCAACACTATTTTTTTTATCAATGTATCTGTTGCAACTAAAAAAGAATCGTGCAATACTTGCAAACACTTTAAGGCTTTTAATTATTCAAGAGTCTGCTAATGCTGAAAACAAAACTGACAAAGAAAAAACAGACGAGGCATTCTTAAAATTTATTTCAGACTCAAGAGATTGGGCATACGAGTACATAGAGACTGCACAGGCAGGAATTCAGGAGTTTGTAGACTCTGTAGGATCGGACATAGACTATATGGATAAATATAGGCCACCAGTTATATCAGAAGAATCAACTAACAGGCTTATTAATTCATACCAAAGACTAAAAACCCTTCTTCCAGAAACAGATAAGTGATATACTAATATATGGAAAGGCACTATTAATGAAAGATGTATTTTTATCAACACTAACAGGTTTTGGATGTGGCGTAGCATTTGCTGCATTCAAATTGCCAGTACCAGCACCACCAGTTTTTGCGGGAGTCGCAGGAATTATTGGATTATGGATTGGCTTCACAGTACTAACAAACGTAATATCCTAGGAGGAAAGTTATGAATACAACACAACTAAAGGCAATGCTTGCATCATACGGACGATCAGTCCTTGGTGCTGCAATTGCACTGTACGCTTCTGGCGTAACAGATCCAAAGACACTTGCTTACTCATTGCTTGGAGCCATCGTGCCCGTAGCAATTAGAGCAGTCAACCCTAACGATTCGGCATTTGGCAAGTTGCCATCTGCAGAAGAGGTAGACAAGGCAGTTAAGACTGCTAAGGTTGTAAAGAAGACCGCAAAGAAGGCTCCTGCAAAGAAGTCATCTGGCGGAGGAAAAGGCAATGTTGCATTATAAATAGTTAAAAGAAAAGGGGCCTTAATTGGCCCCTTTTTTATTTTTGTTTAAATTTCTCCAAAATTATCATCAAAAACATATTTTAAATCAGACTGATAATATTTATTTGGATCTAACATTGAACTCCTATTTGCTCTTTCTTTTTCTGTCATAAAATTAAAGAATGTTACCAATGTATATCTTTTATTACCACTAGTAACTGGATATATCTTATGCTCGTAACTATAGGCTGCTGGAAATAAAAATAATTGCCCTGCTTTTGGCTTAATTTTAATTCCAAAATGAATGAACTCTAGTTCTCCGCCCTCGTAATCATCATTTGGGTAATAAACAAGTGCTGTAGTTCTTGGTGTAGCAAAAGTATCATCTGCATGCATTGAAAAAAAATCACTGTTGCTATATTTTGTAATTCTCAATGACTCTCTGCTGTGTGGATCTAAATCCCAATGCCAAAGATATGAGTCTACTACCTCTTCAAGTGCATCTTTAACTTCTTCACTATTCCAAATCCAGCAAGTTGATGCTCGTTTTCCAACTTCTTCATCTAAATAGTCTTCTCTTATCCATTGCTTTTTACCAGATACGTTATTCTGAGCATCCCAGAATTCTTCAGTATCTAATTTTTTAAAAAAATCAAGAGATGTTTCCCAAACATTGTCATAAATATGAAGTCCTGGGATTGGCGAAGTGTATGAAAATTTGTTTCCTTTTCTACTTTCGGTAACATTTTTAGTTACATTGTTTAATTTATTCTTATCCATTAAATCTCCTTGGCTATTAGTCTATTATACCATAGTGTGATATAATTATTATATGACAGAAGAAATAGATGCAAAAAATGATACAAGATTTGGAAATTGGGGCATTATAATGATTGACCACAAGGACGAACTAATAAATAATATAGAGAATGAAGATTCTAGCCAAATTGGAAGAGATCCAGATTTTGCAGTAACAGCAGCAGAACATGCAGTTGGTCTAACAATAATGTCAATGCGTGGATTTGATTCTTTTTGTCTTGATCAAAAAAACAAGGAATTTAATCATAAACAGTTTCGGACTATAAATAAAAAAATTGTTGCAATTATTGGTAACGGTGGCGTTGGTGGAAGAATAAAACAATTTATGTCTACCTTTTATCCACTTACTCAAGTATATGCGTTTTCAAAAGATGGACATGATCAAAGTTTTACAATGGACAAATTTGATGCACTTATTCCAAAACTAGATATTATTATAGTAGCAATCCCATTAACTGATGAAACATATCATGTTATGAGTAAAGATAGAATAAAAAACATGAAAGATGGTGCTTTGTTGGTCAACAGTGGTCGTGCTGACCTAATTGATCAAGAAGAACTTATGAAGCATTTATATCAAAAAAGAATCTTTGCTGCTGTGGATGAAGTAAACCCAACAGTTTTACCAAAAGACCATCCAATGTGGGATGCACCTAATTTAATTATGACTCCACACATAGGTGTTAACGTAAGATAGGAGATAATATGCAAATAGACTCAATTTCAGAAAAAATTGGCAATAAAGAAAACAATATAAGAATCATAGATGATTTTATTACAAATGATGACAGGCTTGCAATTTTAGAATACTGCAAAAAAATGGCAAACTCAGAAGGAAAGACTGCTTTTTATAGTATGCCAATGAGTAGTGAACTTAAGCATTTATATTTAAAGTATACAAGGAAGATGATTCAGAGCGCTGAAGACTTCTATAATGATATCTGCCCAATAACAAAGTATGATTTGCCAAACGATGATAATGATCCTTCTTGGTCTGATCACCATGTCTTTGCAGCAGGAATACTTTGTCATCCACCAAAATCTTTTATGCATCCACATATAGATGTTGTTGGGTTTGTTCAAGAAGAGGGCTACAACATGCCAGATCCAGAAAGCAAATGGTCAGGACATCTTTCTTCGGTTATATATCTTAATGATGACTATGAAGGTGGAGAGTTGTATTTTAAAGATAGAGGAGTATACATTAAGCCAAAAGCAGGACAACTAATTGGGTTTCCTGGCAATAGACACTACAAGCACGGAGTTACTGAGATTATTGGCAAAGATAGATTTACCCTATCCAGTTGGTTACGTTTTGAAGAGGCTAATGGTAAAGAACTATATTCTTACGGTATTGAAAAATGAACGGAAGACTAATAGTCGCTGGTGTTGGTATTGGAAATTGGTCAGACACACCACAAAGAACAATTCTAGAGTTATCAAATCCAAATAACATAATGATTTCTGAAAATGCAGAGGGCACGGTGCGTGATTTTAAGCAAAATGGAATTTCTGTAACTACAAAACAATATACATATCTTCCTCACTTTGAAAATGGAGTTCATGTAAATGCAACTGAGATAGATTCTTTTGTTAAAATGATTGAAAATGGAGAAACCCTGGTCCTCGTTTCATCTGAAGGTATGCCACTAATACATGATCCTGGGTATGAGTTGGTAAGGAAGGTTAGGGAAAGAAACCTGCCTATAACTGTTATTCCTGGTCCGTGTGCGGTTACTGCTGCATTAAATGTTAGCGGGATAGACTCTTGGAAGTATGTTTTTGAATCTGACATTCCAACAAATAAGAAAGAAAGATTAGAGATTTTTGAAGAATTAAAAAATAGAGATAAGACTACTGTTTTTTTTGAAAAAGACTTTAACTTGTTAGACTCAGTAACTGATTTAGCAAATACTTTAGAGTCCTCTAGACCAGTTTCTTTATGCATAGACATGACATCTGTAAAAGAAAAAATTATTAGGTGCACAATACAAGAACTATTGAACTGGTGTAACAATAATGATTTTCTAGGAAAATCTGAAGAAGAGGTAAAAATGGTACTAGTTGTTTGTGGATCTGGATATTACAAACCAACAGAGATAAATAAGTGATTTAAAATTTATGAAAATTCTTATTAACTCCTATCCAAGATCAGGTACAACTACGCTTGTAGATGCAATTCGAGCAGCAACAATTTCAAAAAACTTAATGTTTGGAGAAGATTTTTTTCATAATGAAGATTGGATATCTAAGTCTCATTTGCCTGTATTGTTTTTAGGAACATTCCCATCAGATGTATTAATAGGAACTGTTATACGAGACCCACTTGACGCTATATCCTCTAATTGTTTTAGATGGGTCAATGGGTATACTGGTAATATTGTACAGGGAAAGGTTGTTATTGATAAAAGTAGAGAATCAAAAGAAAATAAATTTGACAAAGAAGTTATGTCATTAATCGATCACCAAGTAAATCAGTATATATCTTATTACTCATGTCTGCTTTCAAACATAGATAAAATTTTATTGTTCCGATATGACAAAATACAAAATGATATAGATAGTGCAATTAACAGAGTTGTTTCTGCAGCGGGTGGGAACAAGGAATCATTAAACTACACCGCTGCACAAAAAGTTATAAAAAATCCACCACAACCAACCAAAGAAAAAACAGTTCTTTACTTTAAGATAAGAGAGCATATAAAATCACTTACAACTTTAAACGATGCTTATCGTTTATATGATGAAGCACTAAGAATAGAAAAGGATAAAAATGAATAAGTTTTACATTGGGGCTACTCCTATTGGAGGCCTACATGATGTCACAAAAAGAACTCTTGATATAGTTAAGGCAGCAGACTACATAGTTTGCGAACTTATTCCTATTGTTAAACAAACTATTGAAAATGGAAACTGGGAAACAAATGCAGAGTATCTAGAGTATTGTGTTGATTTTACTGGAGGTTCTAAAACATCTGGAAATAGAAACTCAGAAGGTAAAAGCCACGGGTCTATGAGTGTAGATGGAATAAAAGAAAAGATATTGCAATTAGTAAAAGATGGAAAAACCATGATCTATTTACCAGAAAGAGGATCTGTTGGTATTGAAGACCCTGGGCTTGACCTAAAACAATTTCTAGAGGATCATGGCATTGTTGTTGAATTGCTACCAGGTGTAGACTCTGTTACGTCTTCCCTGCTATCTTCTAAAATATTTCCAACTCCAGAAAGCCACAGAGCATGGTCTTTTCAGCCAATTGTTGATCTAAGTTTTGAGCAGATGGATAAGTTTATTGGTCAGTATTCATCAAGCCCAAATGTCTTAATTTTTCAAGTACATGATCCAGAAATGTTTGATGCTATATCTTTAATGAAAAAACACTATGGCCCCAGCAGAGAAATATCCATATGCATGAATGTAAGTCTGGGTGATGAAATAATACACAAAAGCACAATCGGTGAAGTTTTAGAAAATTTTGACATTAAAAAATATGAGCAGCACTACACAACCATTGTCGTTGCTGGACAAAATATATGGCCATCATAAAATAAAAACTATTGAAATTAAGTAGTACAATATAGTATTCCGTCATGATACATGCAGTTGCTTTATAAGCAACGATATTGCTGAGTACGGATGCTCTATGAGGGTCGGTAGGCCTTTGCCGTGACCGATAGACCTGAGCAAGTCTTTAAACTGCTCCTTTCTTATGCTATAATATTAATACCTGCCCAAATGGGGGGTAAATTAACTTATTCGCTTGAAAGGGGAATAAAATGGTAAAAACAGCACTGGATCTTTTTAATGATCCATTTTTTAACACCTTCTCAAATCTACAGAAGGTAACAACAACAACAAACTATCCACCTTATAATCAAATCAAACTAAATGATACAGAGTATATTCTTTCATTTGCTTTGGCTGGATTTTCTAAGGATGATGTCTCAGTATCGCTAGACAATCGCAAACTTACAATCAAGGGCGAGAAGCAGGATGCTGAGTTACCAGAGGGTGCAGAGTATCTACATAAGGGCATTGCTGCTCGTAAGTTTACTGATATCTTCACCCTTCCTGAGTTTGTTGAGGTAGTTGGGGCTGAGTTTAAGGATGGTATCTTGGATATCAGACTTGAGAAGCAGATCCCAGAAGACAAACTGCCAAAAACAATAGCAATTAAGTAGTACAATATAGTAGTCCCCACACAGGACCTTAGTGATGGATTAGTTACCCATTGGATAGAGACCGTGGCGCAAGTCAGGTGAATTGCCTGTGTGGGGCCTTAATATTTTCACGGTATAATGATAACAATGACTGACAAAGAGTTGGAAAGTTATAACAAGCAGCAGTATAAAAAGATGCTTGCTAAGATAAAAGAAGATTCTGGCTGTGTAGATTGTGGAATTAGCAACCATATTATCCTAGACTTTGATCACATAAGAGACAAGAAATATAATGTGTCAAGGATGATCCATGATGGTTTTTCATGGAGGGCTATTAAGAAAGAGATTGAAAAGTGTGAGGTGGTTTGTGCCAACTGCCACAGAATAAGGACCCATAATAGACTTAACGGCATGCTATAATAATTATATGCTAAAAGAAGGCGACTTTGTTATGGGATCAACCTCTGAGGGGGTTGTACACGGCGTTATAGAGCACATCATGACTGAGGGTGGGATACTTGGTACACCTGGATCAGAATATGCTTTAGTTTCAATGCCACCAGAAAATCCAGCAATGTCAGTTAGAATACACAAAGAAGAAAACAGTACATGGAAGCCAACAGCATACAGTATTGGCATGATGTACAAGGATGCTGAAAAAGCAGATATGGATAATCACACAATGGATTCAGAAACAGCAATGGCAATGTATGACTCATCAATTGGAAAATCAATTAGCAAAGCATACGAAGGTTGCGGATGCCCTATGTGCAAAGAATTAAATGTAACATGCGAAGAGTGTCCTCAGTGTCAGGCTGGAGAAATGAAATCAGATTGCTGTGGTAATGTAAGTAAGCAAGCACCTTGTTGGGATGGATATGTACAAAGAGGAATGAAGCCAGGAGCAGACGGTAAGCCAGTTCCTAATTGCATACCAGTTGCTAAATCAGATAGTTGGATTGACTCTCCATTTAGAATGGTAAAGTAATGCCAAAGAAAAAAGCAGCAGCGTTTAATCCTATTCAGATTAAAGATGGATGGATTGTTAGATTATACAAAGATGGTCGAATTAAGTCTAAGATCGCACCATACGAAGTAAAGCATCCTAAAAAGTAAAGTACCCCTGGCAAGAATCGAACTTGCGACGCATGGCTTAGAAGTCCATCGTTCTGTCCACTGAACTACAGAGGTATTGCGGAAATAATAGGATTCGAACCTATGGATCTTTCGATCTACGATTTAGCAAACCGTTGCATTCGACCACTCTGCCATATTTCCATTTTGCTGGGGATGCAGGCATCGATCCTGCGACATCCGAATTAACAGTTCGGCACTCTACCATCTGAGTTAATCCCCATTAGTACATCTGGAAGGACTTGAACCTTCGGCTCTCTGCATATAAGGCAGGTACTCTAACCAACTGAGTTACAGATGTTTAGTACACCAGGTAGGACTTGAACCTACGATAGCCGAATTATGAGTTCGGTGCCTTAACCAACTTGGCTACTGGTGCTTAATGTTAAACTCCGTTAACCTTTTTTATGGCATCTATTACAAGAAGTTTCATACCTAATGCATTTAGGTTATTATTTTCATCACCAATATCAATTTTTTCTATTTCTATTAATATTTTATTCTTTACTAATTTAACAATTTTATGAGTACCGTCGCATTCTGGATAGTTTCTAGAGAATCCACAAGAACATGACATTATTGTTCAACTCCATGCGTCATAACTATGTAACAAACAACATATCCCAAAATAAAAGCGGGAATTAAAAACAGTAAACTAATCATATTATCTCCTTTATCTATATTAAGTATACAGCCTACATAAGACTATGTCAATACTATACATTTTTCAAGACACAGATTGTAATATTCCATGACTTTGGAAGATCCCAATTCTCCATGTTCCTTTGAATGTAAAACTTTTTTAAATACATCATCGTAGTTTACATAAGATTTTGAAGTTACTAAATGACGTTCAGAAGGCTTAGAGATTATCTCATGATCCATTAATTCATTAGTTTTTTTAATGTCATAAGTTTTACTTAAATAGTTTATAATCTTATACATATTGTCAACAACATCTTCGTATTTTATAAAAATATCAATATTTTTTAACGCATAACTGTGAAATATTATAAATTCTGTTATTGCTGCTTTTATATAAAAATCAACAGGTTGAGATTTCCTTGTTGGCGATATATCTTCAAAGTGTAACTCCATACAAACCCAAGAAGTTATAGACTCTAATGGATCTCTAAGTATTGTAATTTTTATATCATGATTTTTTGTAATAAGTAAATCATGTCCTGATTCTAGTTGCATGTCTAAACTATGTTCTAGGTTTGCAGTAAGTATGTGTCGACCAGTTCTTGGGTATGTTGTAAGCAAAGCATTCATATTAATCCTATAATTTAAAAGCAGAAGTAAGAGAGTCTCTTATTCTCAACTGTTTTCTTTCAAATTTAGAGAGATGTGTTTTATTTTTTAGTCTTTTAGAATTTTTTTCTGATCTTCTTATTTTATTTTGTGAAGATTTGTTATTTGATTTTCTCATACACTAATCATACCACATCCAGCATAATTTATCCAGTATGGTAGTTTTTTAAATGTTTTTTACATACCCCGACAACAGCATACTCCACTATGTCGTTGTATGTTGCTGTCTCATTACAGAAATAACATTTTTCTTTTTTATCATCTAAATGATTTTTGCCAGCATTATTAATATTTTCCCACATATAACTATCATACCACACTAAGTTTCAAGACTTATTTCCATCCCAAAAACCAATTTTTGTAGTAGGTATATTGTTTTCTTCCCAAAGCCTAATAACATTTGGGTTATCATCTACAGCATGAATCACATGCCAATGCTTATTAATCTTTTCAAGTATATCCTTTTTAACTTCGTAGTCTGGCCTATGATCATCATCTGCTCTCATAAACAAAGCATGTGATGTAATATTATTAAAAGCCATCCACATAGATGTTAATCCACGCCACTTCTCTTTTCTTGAGGTGACAACAAGAATTGCATGTTTATCAGAAACAGCATTATTAAGCATTAAAAGTACTTCTATATTTGGCAGGGCACCAATAGAAGCCTCATGAAAGGCATCGTAATCCCTATTAGAGCCACGAACATGGTGTAGGTATGGGTCTACATTGGCTAAGGTACCATCTACATCAAATATGTATGCTGAAGGCTTCAAACTAGTCCTGTCTTTCAAAAAACTCTGTCATATAATTATCTAAACCTCTAGCAGTTGCAGCAGCAAGCATACGCATTCCAAGGGCATTTGTTACAGAATCTTCAATTGGCAAAGCCTCAATAGCCCTTGCTATCTCTTCTCTTAAAGTCATGTCATCTATACTCATTCTTCATCCTTTTCCCAATATGCTATACCATCTTCATCATAATCATCCCAGTTCTGACCTGAGACATCTGTTCTAATTTGATCTAGCCAAGCACTGGTATCTACTAAATAATATGTGCCCCACCATTCGTAAGGCTTATTAAGATACTTCCACATTCTTGCGTGATATTTATAACGAAATCCTAAATCGCTATCTAAAGACTCATCTAAGTCAATAGCCTTAACTAAATGATTACCAGCATAGCCACCAAGGAAATTTCCTATCCATCGTAATGGCCAGACCTTGGTTCTTTCAATCTTTGTCAAATGATTTATCATCTTTAGGTACCCATATTTTCTTTTCATTTTTGTACACTGGCCAATAGCCAAGGCTACGCCAGTCCATTTGAGTTATCTTAGGCTCTTTCATTGCGATTCCAAACTAATTTAGCAAAACTCCTCCAAGACAACCTTTCTGAATCTAAAGCCTTCCAGTGTCTATGTGATTGAATATATACTGCTGCATATGCAAGGGCAGAGAATATAAATCCGTACTGTTTTGTAGCAACAGCATAAACTATCCACAAGGTCTCATTAAATAGAAGAATATACCAACCAAGAAAATTTTTACGACCAACAAAAAATATACCTGAGACCCCTATTACAGCAAGCACCCATGAGGCATAGTTGTTCATAAACTGGTTCATAATTTACTTAGAATTAGCCAATGGCATAACAGAGTCACAAGGACATATAATTGACTCAGGTAGTTCATGTACTTTAGTTGTGATTACAATAGATGTAGCACATTCAGGGCATTTATAGGTGTTTTTCATACTTCAAGTATAGCAGAAAAAGTTAGATCAGTCAACTTCTTGAGATAAATCTTTTACTAATCTAAATATTTGATCAATATTTTTTTGATCTGTATGTATCATAAAATCATTAATGTTATTGCCAATTGATATTTCTTTGATTATTTCCTTAACATGATCATATGTGCCCTTGGGGAAATGGTTAGGTTTTTTTGTAAATTTATAATCGTGATACTCAATATCGTCTTCACTCATACCATCTTCAAGGATTAAGGGATCAATACACAGGATTGGCTTTGTATTTGTAAGTTGACCCCTTTTACCATCTATTAAAATATCACCATTGATAATCATATAATCAGTATAGTTATTTGCTATTCTTATAGTTATTTCAGATGATCCAACAACCATTAATTTTGTTGTGTATTCTTCATCTTTTATAATACTAACAAACTTTTCCATCCATTTTTCAGTCATTTCAACTCTCTTTGTATGTGTATCAACTAAAGAAGAGTCTCCAGGATATTTATCAATAACTGTTTGCTCAAACTCGTCGCTGTATCTTCCAGCAACAAGGTTTAGGTCTACCCTATTATCTCCAAATTTTTGTGCTGTAAAAAATGTTTTTGCAACATATTCTGGTGTAACTGCATAAGCCCCAGCAGCGAGTATAATTCTAATTTTTTTAGTTGACCTAAAAATATCTGGAAGAAACATGGAAAAATCATTACCTCCTGGACCATAAGGCATCAAAACTGATTCTATGTTTGCATCCTCTAACTGTTTTGCCATTTCTACCAGGCCTTCGGTGGTATTTGGCCAATGAATTCTTTGCATCCAGTGAAAATTTAACATATCTATAGTATACACTATACAAAGTTATTGGTGTATAATGGTTAAATGGAAAAGCACATAATCTCTTTGATGTCACAAGAAGAGATAGATTTTATAAACTCTGAGATTAATAAAATAAAAGAATCCTCTGGAATATTGACTTGGGATGAGCAAGGTGGTGAGCAATTTCCAGAATTAACTGAAACTCATAAAATTGTTCAAAACAAAACTCTTGGTAAGATTATGTTTAATATTGAAATTCCAGATAGTTTAAGAGACAAACTTAAAGATATTTCAACGCCTCTTGGTCATTCGGCTATTTGCCATCGTGCAGGGTACGCAGAGTATTCGGCAGAATGGGGTGCTCCAAGATTAGTAGACCATATGGATTCAACAGAATTATTTATGGTTGACTATCAATTAAGTTCAAATACAAATTGGGGATTAGTTATTGATGGTAATGTGTATAATCTTAAAGATAACGAGGCTATTGCTTTTTGTCCTAACAAACATATGCATGGAAGACCAGAGAAAGTTTTTAAAGACGGAGAGTATGTTCGAATGTTATTTTTAGAAATGTTAATCCGATAAGCAAGTAAGACATACAAAAGGCTCATCGTTTTGTTTAAAATATAGTTGATCACATTGGCTACAGGCTACCTTGTAAGAATCAATCTTCTTAGCATATAGACTCCAAGACGACTCAAACTTGTCCATGACTTACTTGCATGCCAAACAGTAGAATGGAGCACGGAGATTGTCTTTATGGGTTACTACGGTTTGAGCACACTTATAGCATTTTGCATGAACCATAGGGCCTTCTTCTTTTTCTGGTGTTTGGATAGTTAAGGTTTTTGTATAGTATACCTTTGTGGCATACCAAGTAAGTAGTATTAGAGTTAATGTTAGCATCATACTATTATATCAGAGCCATCACTCAAAATCAACCTGAGCCTCAAACATATCTAATGTTATTGGAGTTGATGCGTCATCATCCATAGCCCCACAAACAGCACAGGTTACCTGGCCATCAAGGTCTAATTGGTAGTCGCACCCATACTTTGTACATGTCATATATACATCATACCACTTCATGGTATACTTGTCAATATGGAGCCAGTAAGAGTATTAAAAAATTCTATAAACAGTGAAGATGCTGAATTTATAATTAATTATATAAACAAAAATCAAGATTCTTTTATTACTGGACCAAAAAGACTAAGATTCCAAAAAATGTTTGGAGATGACAAATTTCACAAACAACAATCAGCAAAAATTATTACTGGTATAGACGAAATACAAAACAAAATAGAAACAATTATTAATCTTTCAGTAAAATCTATATCAGATGAATTTAAGGATAATCAACAATTATATCTTTCATCGTTTTGGTTAGCAAAACAATTACCTGGCGCTCAAGTTAGTGGACACTTAGACACAGACTCTGGGTTTAATGATCATTACGAATACAGCGCTATATTGTACTTAAATACTCCTAACAACTCTGGCCCATTGGAGTTCCCGTACCTTAGTCTGGAAATTATGCCCATGTCTGGAGATTTAGTTATATTTAAGTCGGCGGAAAATACATCTTTTCATGAAGTAAAATTTATAAATGAAGACAGGTACTCGGTCCTTTTGTGGTTTACTAAGGATAAAAATTATGAATTAAAGTTCGGCGAAAAATAGAGGTAATAAACCTTCCTATGCCCTACACGGGCACTAGTGGTTAGTATCCCCCTAAGCACTCATTCCTTGTATGATAGAGACGAATCTTTGTCATAATTTTGCGGGACGGAGCAGATAGATCATCCTTACAAGTTAAACATCTATAAGACCATTCACCACTAAACCAGTCATGAACATACCCTTTGGCATTGGCGTATTTATTGGCTACAAAGGTTTGAAATGGATCAGGTATTTCCATGTTAATCATATATTTGCCCACTTTCTTAAATTGCATAAACCATGTGCTGGTCTGACATTTTCCAATGTATCTGAGCCACCCTTTGCAATAGGAACAAGATGATCGATATGCAAACCCTGCTCCCAGCCCTTGACCCCACATTTTCGGGGAGCCATAAAGTCAATCTCTAACCCACATAAGTAGCAATCAATCCCATAGACAGATATAACCTGGAGTTCATTATAGTCGTTCGTAATCTTTGCTCTGCGTCGCCTATTCTTAGATCTTTCCCTATCTCTTACTTTATCAAGGTTTGAGGCACGATACTTAGCAGTTACATGTGCACGATTATTCTTGGCATATCGTAATCTATTGTAGACACCTGATGCAGCCAAACACTCAATACATGGTTTAGTCTTGTGGTTATGGTGTTTGCGATAGCCAGCATAGGTTCCACAGTTAGGATACATACAACCATTATCTCAGATTTGGCAGGGGATGTCAAGTATAATGTACATATGACCCTGCTATATATACTATACAGCCCAATGCATAAGGCTATCAAGATAGGTATATCTGATGTCTCAGGTAGAAGGTTTGCGAGCCATAGGACCAAGGGTTGGATACTCATAAAATATTGGGCATTTCCCGAACGGGATGAAGCGAGAGCCATAGAATCCCTAGTAGTACAAACCCTTACTTCCAAGTATGGACATTTCCTGGATAAGGCAGATATGCCACAAGGGGGATATACTGAGACATTTGATGCGTCGAAGATAACTCGAAAAGGTTTGATCCGTATGGTCAATAGGGCTATAAAGGGTGTATCGTAATCTTTATTTACCGTCGGTTATCCACAGGTTTAGCAGTTATGGCTACAGCCACATATTGTACAAACACTATCTTGGATAGTACAATCATCACACCAATCAGGAGGGTTTTGCTTATATCCTGGGATCTTTTCTTCGGTTTGTTCTGTCATATACTAAGTATATCAGAGAGTTATCCACAGGTTCTTAGCCTTTACTTAAGGTTTCTTAGCCTTTACTTAAGAAGTTATCCACAGGTTTATCCACATAATAATCTTACTGATAATATTATTAGATAGGGTAGAAGTGGAGTGAAGTGGAGACTAGTGGAGGATGGAGCGCTTTTATAGAGGCGTTCGTAATGTCTTGGGGCCCCAAACCTCCTATCACAAAACCTTCATATTGTCAAACCTTCAAACCTTATATCCTCGCAGCGGATGATATCACAGATATAATGGTTTGTCAAGTCCTTTCAAACCTTAAAACCACATAAAAAAATCTCCCAAAACCAGGGAGAAATTGTCGATAATCGTAATGTTTTTTAAACAAACCTTTATGTTATTTAAAGAAACCAGGAGATAATGGTTTGTTATTCTACTGGTGGTTCTTGCTTGTCTATCCCCTGCGATAAATCGTAGAGATCTCCAAGCGCAACACCAATGGCTTCGCCATTACTAATAGGATTATTAAGGATTTCTGGGGCGGGAGTGAAAGAAAAGAACTTACCCATAAAGGGAACATGCTTAGTAGCAGATACAAAACCATTCCACATAGAATCAGAGAATGCCTTATATTGTTTAGGATCTTGTTTAGCATATTTAGCAAAGTGTCTAGGACTCATATACAAATTATACCACCATTGGGGAAATAAAGGTTTGGATCGTAATGTTTTGGAGGGGGAAAGGTTTGGAGGTTCGTAATGTCTTTTAGATATAAGGTTTGATGGTTTGTTGAATGATAATGCACGTGCCCTTTCGGGCACAGAAGGTCAGTCGTTATCGACTAACTCTTCAATGTGTTCAAACCCTGTATCCTCAACGCCAAGACCTTCAATAAATAAATCCCATGTCTCGTTTATGTATTGCTCTAGTGTTGGAGTTTGATTAATTATTCCCTCGGCAAATGCAAAAGCAAGTGGCAAACCTAAATCATTGTAAACAAAGAAGTCTACCCACTCATCCTCTGCTTTAAAATTAATCCATAACTGTCCAAGGATTAACGCTTTCTTTTCAAAAGTTGTTGCTGGCATAATTTGTACCTTCCTTAGTTTCTTTGGCTGATTCTGCTATTACCTGTAAACGATTATACACTACATAGGGCTGAGATTTTGCTATGTATTCCCCGACCAATTCCAAATCAACTCGCAGGTCAGAAATAGTATTGCCTAGTTTATTGGCAACCTTTTCTTCCTCTGTGACTCGTCTGCTTATACGCATAGTTCTCCCTTGTATCCATTGTACCAAAAAATGGGGGAAAGAGCAAGCCCCACGCCTGCCCCTTCCACCCTATAATCTAGAGGACCCACTCCCTAGATTTGCTCCATTAAAACTGGACGATAGGCTGCTACGAATAAGTCCCAATTGACTTGGATGTCTGAGCCCAGTTCATAGATAGTCTTAGTATTGAAGTCGATGATTACAGTGGTGTCCCAAAATTCATACTCATCGTTATTAATAGCATAGATACCAAACCCTGTCTCATCTAAGACTGAGTCTTGCGTAAGATAACTAATCATCATACGGGTACCATATGAGGCGTCTATCCACCTAGGCTTTGAATGTTGCAGGGCCATTGCTAGGTCCCGCTGCCATTCGGTCTCACCCCAGTGACTGTAAAGTACAACTGAAGGCTTAGTTAATGAGTCTTTAAATACATAGTTGATCCGTGCACCCATTACTCTGACTCCACATCATCGGCAAAATCAATTACTACTTTGACAATTCGTCCGTCTTCGTTATATTGCACATAGACAGGATAGTAACCGTCACCATATCCAGTATTAAATACTACTGCACTACCGTCACCTAAAACTCCTGCGTCTGCCGCAAGGGTCATAGCACTAGCACCATGATAAGAGTAATCTCCAGCCTTACCCTCTAAGTTCCATTCTTCACCTTTATTTGTTTTCCAGCCGTCAAGGTAGCATGGGTCGCCTACCATTGCTTGGCCTGAGTCAACAGCAAAACTTCCTACCAATACTAAATCTCTTACTTGTGTTTTCATTTGTTATCCAATCCTACTAGGGTCATTTCTTCAAGTGTAGCACAATTAGGGCATTTTTCCAAATCATGCTCTTGGAAGGCATCTCTGATAAGATTATCAGGGTCTTCCAATTCTGAGTCGCAGGCCTCACAGTAGTACCATGGGATACCAACTTGGACCTGAATAGTCGTGTCAGGTGGGCAGGGTACCTCAGTGACAAAGTATCCTATTCTATTTACAAATCCCCAGCC